TTGGAGAAGTATGATCCGATTGAAATTACAACGATTGAAATTGATTCTCTGCAGTCAGGAACCATAGAAAGTGGAAGCATTGCTTTAAACGTGCAAAAGATTTATGCCTCTGTAGGACAGATGAATGCAGGATTTGAAACCGATGGTCTTCCGGAAAATGCGATTGTGATGATAAGTACCGGTAACCCGGATGATGCAGATAATGCCAAGGTTTATAGAAAGGGCGCAACTGGATATGAGTACATGGTAGATTTATCCGGTGCAACAGGGGCTAAAGGAGAGAAAGGAGATCCTGGTCCAAGAGGAGAAAAGGGGATTCAGGGGGAGCCTGGGAAAGATGGAACGGGTGTTACTATACTGGGCTCCTATAAAACAGAAGAGGAATTGAACAGAGAACATCCAACAGGAAATGTGGGTGAATCCTATCTGGTGGATGGAAATCTACATGTATGGGACAACGTATCTGGACAGTGGAAAAATGTAGGACGTATTCAGGGTCCGGAAGGACCGGCAGGAAAAGCAGCAACGATACGGATCGGAACTACTACGACCGGGGAGGCCGGAACAGAGGCGTCTGTTGAAAATTCGGGTACAGAAACAGAGGCGGTATTTGATTTCGAAATTCCCCGGGGTGATTCCGGAGAAGTAACAGGGATAGAGGGGATTCCGAATTCGGATGTCGATTCGCTTGGAGGAGGCGCATAAGAATGATAATTGCAGTATTTGATGAATGCTCCAGGCGTGTGGATATCGATGGAAAGTTGACACAATGGGATTATGGACAAGTACTCCAGATTTGTGGAATGCAGATCCAGGAAAAGCAGATACAGGTACATTTTTCAAATCGATGTACAGAACAAGCGTGGATCGTGCTTGGAACAGTGGAGGATGGAGATATCTTTGTAGAAATTCCAAATGAATTGCTGAAGAAAAACGGAATAATCAATGCGTATGTATATCAGACGATTCCGGGAGAAGGAAGAACAACGTTCGAAGTTCGGTTGGGAGTCAAAGCAAGAAAAAAACCACAAGATTACGAAGCGCCAGATGATAAACACGCATTGGAGCAGGTGTTAGAGCAACTCAATAAAAAAGGGGACAGGCTGTATCTGGAAGAAAACCGGATGCAGCTTTTTTCTGGAGAGAATCTACTCAGTGAAGTGGAACTGCCGGAAGGCGGGGGAAGCGAAACTGTGGAGATAGAGTCGATCACCAATCCGGAGATTGACGAGATTATGAAAGGAGCAGAATAAGTATGCCAAGAAAAAAAGCAACAGAAGCAGCGGCACTGGCCGCAGAAAAGAAGTACCTGGATCAGGATGGACTTGCACACCTGGTACAGAAGAATGATGAGAGATACGTAAAGAAGGAGGTGGGAAAAGGTTTATCCAGCAATGATTTTTCGGATGAGTACAAGAAAAAAATCGATGACCTGGCGTACACCAAGATTGCAATCAACAGTCTGACTGCCACGAACAGCAGCAACGAAATCGGTGCGACAGTTACTGCATCTGATATTGCATGGGCGTTAAATAAAGAGCCAAAAACACAGAAAATCAAATTTGGAGCAGAACAGGAGGAAATACTGGATAAAGCACTTCGAAAGAAATCTTATACAGGAAAGTCTTTGAAAACAAATACCAACATTGTGCTGACAGTGACAGATGAGAGGGATGCAGTTGTATCCAGAACGGTTGGCATCACGTTCCAGCCAAAAGTATACTGGGGAAAAACTAACAAGGAACAGCTGGAAAATGCCGATATCCTGGCACTGGAAGGATCTTCATTAGCAGGTGGACGAGGACGCACATTTACGGTCAATGCAGGAGAAGGTGAAAAGATTGTTTACGCATTTCCGACATCCTTTGGAACGCCAACATTCAACGTGGGCGGATTTGACGGAGGATTTAAAAAGGCGCGGACTCTGGAATTTACCAACGCATCCGGTTACAAGCAGAGTTATGATGTCTGGATGTCTGTAAATGCAGGGCTGGGATCTACAGCAGTCACAGTAAAATAAGGAGGTTTGAAAGATGGCACAGAGCATTGAAGGCGGTGTTGTAATCGTCAACACCTTATCTGTAAAAAACAATGGAAATTACCCGCTGTGCATGGCGGAAAGCGTGCAGCTTGCAGAAGGAAAATCTGTAGAACAGAAGATTGGAGAGCTGGAAGCAGGAGCAGGAAATGAAGTTATCACAGAAGAAGAAATCAATAGATTATTTCAGTAATAAAGGAGAAGAAAGAATATGGCGAAATTTTTAGATTTTACAGGACTTGGAACATTTAAAACAAAAATGCAGGAATGGGCAAATGGTGCATTTCGAAAGAAAACTGACAAAGTAGTTTCTACTGATGTTACGTATAATGGAAAATCGCTGGATGAAGCAATTAAAAGTGGAGAATTTAAGGGAGATAAAGGAGACAGAGGAGAAACCGGCGCAGCTGGAGCACAGGGACCAACAGGACCGGCAGGAGCTGCGGGTGCACAGGGACCTCAGGGATTGCAGGGACCACAAGGTCCGGCTGGGGAAGCGTTTAAAATCGCTAAGACATTTGTTTCCGTTAATGCGATGAATGAAGGGTTTGCGACAGATGGAGTAAAGACTGGGCAGTTTGTCATGATTGACACAGGAAATGTAGAGGATGCTGACAACGCCAAGTTATATGTTAAAGGGACGTCATCTTACACATACATCACAGACTTATCAGGAGCCACCGGTATGACAGGCCCACAGGGACCTCAGGGATTGCAGGGGGCTGCTGGACCAGCAGGACCGGCGGGAGCAAAAGGTGAACAGGGGATTCAAGGACCTGCAGGAGAAAAAGGCGAAAAGGGAGAAACGGGACCACAAGGCCCTCAGGGATTAAAGGGTGAGAAAGGGGACATTGGACCAATGGGACCACAGGGTCCGGCAGGCTCGGATGCAAACGTGGAAAGTATTACAAACAACGAGATAGATTCGCTGTTTACCATGTAAAGTGGGGGTGGTTAAATGAAATTTTTAAGCTGGACAGGTCTGCAGTATTTTTACAGCAAATACATTGGAAATCTGAATGAACAGTTAAAGAATGTTAAGGAAAGCATTGGAAACTTAGGAAACCTTGCGACAGCATCGAAAGAGAATTTAGTGTATGCAATAAATGAAATAAAGAGTGCACTATCATCCTTTGTAGAGAAAAAAGATATTGTGGATAATTTAACTACAGAATCCGAGATAGCTCCATTAAGCGCGAATATGGGAGCGGAATTAAATAAATATATAGGTTCGGTAAGTAAAGACATGAGTGTAGAGACGGAATGGAAAATATATCAAGAAAACGGATGGACACTGAACTATAGAAAAAGTGGATATAAGAGATACCAGGTACTCGTAACAAAAACGGAATCTAAATCACAAGGAATCAGAGATTCACTTATTATAGCCAGATGTCCATTTACTCCGAATATAAATCAAAGACTACCAATGATTATGAACGTTGCACAAGCACCTGTGGGGTATGGAAATGTTCAGTTTTTGGAAAATGGTGCAATCACACTTTCTGCGTCTGAATATGCTAACCGAGTTACTTTTGAATGCTATGGAGAGGTAATCGTGAAATAAGGAGGCAGAAATGACAGATACAGTTATAGTAGCAATTATATCTCTGCTCGGCACTTTGCTTGGAAGTTTCGGAGGAACGCAGCTTGTAAAGTACCGGATAGAGCAGTTAGAAAAGAAGGTAGAGAAGCACAACTCTATTGTAGAAAGAACATATATTTTAGAGGAAAAAGTGAAAGTGGCAAATCACAGAATTGAGGATTTGGAAAGGAAAAGTGAGGAATGATGGAACAGACCATGAATTATGTAAAACCGGAACTGATTGTTGTAGCAGTAGTACTGTATTTTATTGGAATGGGATTAAAACAGTCTCAGACAGTAAAGGATAAGTACATCCCGCTTATTTTAGGAGGTATTGGCATTGTGTTATGTGCAGTGTGGGTGATTGCATCTTGCCCCATCAGTACCGGACAGGAGATTGCAATGGCAGTATTTACGGCAATTGTGCAGGGAATTTTAGTGGCTGGTCTGAGTACATATGTGAATCAGACGATGAAGCAGATGAGTAAGGAAGAATAAAATAGATTGAACCATGCAGAAAAGCATGATATGATAAAAAATAGAACAACCGTGTTACAGGGTGGCTGACCTCTATTCTACATAGAATGGGGGTGGTGCTGATGGACAAAAAACCGTTTGACTTTAAAGATCTTATGGCATTTGGAATGTTCATTCTGGCATTGCTGACATTCGTATTTACGTTTATCAGATAATGTTTTAAGCATAGAAAAACCACCCTCATAAAACTTTGACCGGTTTTGGGTGGCATTTTCTATGTACACTATTTAATCTGGTCAACCCCTTGTGGGCGGTTGTTCCTTTTAATTGTATTATAGAGCAGTTGAACAGATAATTCAACACATTTTTTGGAGAGCTTGGAAACAGGCTCTCTTTTATTGTGCGACATCGCACGGTAGGAGGTGAGAACATGAGCGAACAGAACGAATTTGGAAGAACAACAGCAGAAGAACTGGAAAAAGCATTTGAGACAGAAGAGCAGGAGGAAGAACAGGAGGAGAAATAATGAGTATCTGTAGAGGAATTGCCGGCAGGAGAGGTAAAAATCCTGTCGGTATTTTTATTCATAATGGGGCAGACGGTCAGAATGCTACGACAGCGTATTACAGGAATTACTTACAAAACGCAAACTTGGAAAACGGATTTGCTCACTACTATGTGTGTAACGATGGAATTCTGCAAGCAGAGGATGATTCAAACTGCGCTTGGCATTGCGGCGACTTAAACGGAAATCTTAATTTCTTGGGAATAGAAGTCTGCCAGAGTATGGGCGATCTGAATGTATTTAAAGCGAATGAGGAAAAAGCATTACAGTTGGCAGCACAGAAGTGCAAGCAGTATGGAATTACACCAAGTGCAAGCACGATCATGCTGCATCAGGAGGTGTTTGCAACCGATTGTCCGCACAGATCAGTGGAGATTCACGGCGGCGCGACAGCGACAAAAACGTATTTTATTAAACGTATCAGCGAACTGATGAATGGAAATCAAGTCGCAACAGCAGAGCAGAAAGGAGAAAATGAAGATATGCAGTGTATGTTTACGGTAGAGGGAAAAGGATGTGTTTATTGGATGCATGATGGAGTTGTGACAGCTTTGGGGCATCCAGACGAAATGAAGATTTTACAGCAGGTCTATAAGGATAACTTTGGGCATGATATGCCATGCTACAGTTGGGGCAAAAATGCACCATGGCATGTGAGACTGATGAACCCATTGTATCGTGAACCGGTTAAATCTATTTAA